CCAACCATGATAATCATCAGCAATTCCTAAATACTGTTTTAAGCTAAACACAGTTTTATCATGGCAATGGCTATGATGACACTTAAAATTCCCTTGGTCATAACCATTATAATGAGCCAAGAAATAACGTGCAGAGCCATCAGGAGTTTTATCAGTATGATTATCAGTCCAAGGGCAATCTAACCTATAGATACCACTGTTTATGCGCTCGATTATTAATCCTCTATTATTTAGCGCATCAAAAACTTGGTCATCTATCTCTGGTATGAATTTTGATTTATTCGATGGAGACTCAAAACCAACAGCGGTCTCAGAGATTTCAGAGTATTTCCCAAATACCAAATCTAATTCCTCAAACGAGTATCTAACATTATTGTCAATAAAACAAACCCTGCTAGGATTATCCTTGTCCTTCCAATGCAAATACCCAGGTAATCTCAAATACCTAGTACAATCCTTAGCACCTTTATCAAATCCATAGTGCGTAACTAATTTAGATTGAAGAATATTCCATTGTTCTAAGCTAACTACGCTATTATCTGATATTAACCAGTAATAATGATACTTATTGCCCTCTTTAGATGAAGATGATTGAACAATCAATGAAGGTTTTAAATCAAAATCATCCCTAGGTTCTGGTCTTTTAATATCATCATCACCAAACAATGCTCTAGCCCGCATAAACATAGCGGTTGTTCTTTCTCTTTCTGGGTCTTTCGATTGGTCTAATTCATTTACTGTAAAGAATATGGATTCTTTATGTTCATTATTTCTTGGTATTAAATTCTGTTTTGCAAAGCGGTATTCCCTTTGCTGATGCCTAGGGCGATTTGAAGCATCATCCATAACAACAAATATTTGTTTTCCAACAAAATGCCCCAAAAATGATTCAGTATCAAAAGACCAATCTTTCATAAAATTCCTATATGTGCTTGTTAGATAAACGGTTGATTTAACATAGCCTTATGCGATAAGGTGAAACCTAAGCCGGATAATCAGGTTACTCCTAAGCGGGAATTTTTGCAAGACACTATATATTGTGTTTAAATTTCACAAAACAATCATTTACACACAACAGATACTGTGGAAATTATTAGTTTGGGTTGCATCGCTTAATTGGATTATTTGTACAACCAATATATTTCATACCAAATGGAAATGTAAACTTATATACATAATATTTCATAATAAACCTATATTTTATAATTAATAAACCTGTAGTTTATAATACTTGCCCTACAAAACATATAATAGCACAAAATAAGACTTGCACTGTAAAACTATTTATGCTATCTTATGCACGCACTAGAAAGAGGTGCAAAAACTTTTAACTTAATATAAGGAATGATATGAACAAGATCAGAATAATCTTTTATGATAATAAAATTATACTAGATATTATGGAAATATCTGAACCATTTAGAAAAGATGGAAGCCTTCGTTCTTTTATCTCAAAAGCTATAATAAGAGCAATTAAACAAGGCAATACAATAAAGATTGAAAACATAGGGGAAGGCGAATGAAAATCCATGAATTAATAGCAGAATTACAAAATTTTGACTTAAATTTGAATGTTGAATGTTTGTGTGAATGTACTGACTGGGCATATAATGAAGAACTTGAATGCTCGGAAGAAGTAGATTCATATTATCAAGGTAATGTTAGTAAGGTTGAACTATGGATAAATAACTCTTCCAAACATGTTGTTAGAATTTCTTGAGGATTTGCATAAATGACAATTAATATCACAAGCACAAAAGAACAATCTTCATTCATTAAAATGATGGTCTATGGTGATGCGGGTGTTGGCAAGACTTCTCTTATCGCTACTTCACCTAATCCTATAATCATATCATCCGAAAGCGGTTTGTTGCCGCTTGCAGGACATGATATTCCAGTCATTAAGATTAACTCATATGATGAATTAGTAGAGGCTTATGACTATTGTATAAACTCAGATTATCAAACGATCTGCCTAGATTCGCTTAGTGACATCGCAGAGACAATCTTAGCGGAATATAAACAGGAAGAGAAAGACCCCCGAAAAGCCTATGGGCGGCTTGCCGATGATTTGTTGTCTGCGGTACGTGCATTTCGAGACATCGAAGACAAGCATGTTTATTTTGTAAGCAAGCAAGCAAGATTAGAAGATCAAGACACAGGGGTGTGCGCCTACAGGCCATCATTCCCAGGCCAGCAGTTAAACATGAATATGCCATACTTCTTTGACCTGTTATTATGCCTACGTATTGGGGTAGATAAAGATGGCATTAAATATCGCTATCTGCAAACACAAGGCGACATTAACCATGTATGCAAAGACCGAAGTGGTAGGCTAGACGAGTTTGAAGAACCAGATTTAACAAAACTATTCAACAAAATAAAAGGTGTAAAAGATGCCCCTATTTGAAATTGAATTTGAAGTATATTGTGAATGTGGTGAAGGGTTATGTAATAGCACAGCAGTTAGAAAAAGTAAGAATAGAGGTGTGGATCAAATAGTTGTTGGACCATGCAAATCTTGTATTGAAGAAGTGGAAAACGAAAAGGATAATGAAATATATTACCTTAAAAAGGAAATATTAGAATTGGAAATTAAGATAGAGGAGTTGACTATGCCATAAAAAACTGAAACTAAACCAGCTAAATAACTTTTAACTTAATAGGAAACAAAAATGGCGAAATTACCACAATCATTTTCAAGTGATGAATCAGACGATATTTGTCCAACAGGCGACTATCTTGCTGAAATCATTAAAACAGAAATGAAAAAAACAAATAGCGGCGATGGAGAATATCTTTCTTTGCACTTTAAGATTCTTGAAGGCGCACAGAAAGGCTCACTTGTCTTTTCTAATCTTAATCTTATCAACCCAAATGAAATGGCAGTCAAAATTGCTAATGGACAATTGAAAAGGATTATCAATGCAATTGGCAAAGATCCTGCTAAAATGGTTGATTCTGATGAACTCAAAAACATACCTCTTATGATTAGTGTTGTTAAGCGTCCTGAAGATGATGCTTATCCTGGTGTTGACATCAAGAAGTTTTTTAAAGCAAGTGCTGATGGCTCTAAGCCTAAAGCAAATCCATTTGCTAAAAAATAATCTGCGCTTCGCCGCTCGGCGTAATCCTCAGAAAAGAGCGGCACTTTAACTTTGGAGAATGAAATGAAATATTTAATGTTATTGTTATGCTTAACAGGCTGCTCACATGAATTCTGGTGGGGCGATGGTAGGCCTGTTGTGTATAGCCCAGAAGCGGCAGAACATTATCAAAGAATGCGCGAGCTTACAACAATATATCAGATGCAACGCAATGACCAATTGCGTGATATGAATAGGTAAAGATGATGGATGAAAAATTAGACGTGATTTACATTATTGTTTTCATATACTTTTTATTTAAGGGGTGATTGTGGCCATACTACCCAAACAAAACAATACTGCTGGACAAAACATTGCTGATATTCTTAATGATGGATTGATTAATCAAATCCAAAGAGGATACTTAGGCTATTCATCAAGCGGCGAACCTTGTTTAAGAAAATTGTGGTACTCTTTTCGATGGGCTAGTGAGGACTTGATTAATAAGCAAACAAAGCGCATTTTTGATCTAGGGCATACACTAGAAGCGGAAATCAAAAAGGATTTAATTGCTCATGGTTTTACTATTACTGATGAACAATTATTTGTTGAAGGGTGCTATGGTCATGCTAAAGGGCATATTGATGGTATCATATGCTTACCTAATAGTAGTGAAAAAATGCTGCTTGAGATTAAAACATCGAATACGCTTGCATGGAGTGCTATTGTTAAGCGAAGCGTAGAGAAAGAAAAACCTGCCCATTATTTACAGATGCAAGCGTATATGGGAAAACTTGATTTACGCTTTGGTTTATATGTTTGTTGTAACAAAAACACAAGCGAATATTACACTGAGATAGTGGAATTTGATGCATTATGTTTCAATGATATTGACAGAAAGTTTAATAGTGTATTAATGAGCGAATTTCCACCTGACAAGATAGGAGACAGAGACTATTATTCATGTCAGTGGTGCACACACAAAGCTGTATGTCATGAGCAATCAGTGCCAAGCGTTAATTGTAGAACTTGCCAGTTTGTTTCAATAGAAATGAATGGAGAGTGGAAATGTGGAAAGACAAACAATTTATTAAGCGAAGACGAACAGCGTATAGGTTGTAACAAATATAAGAGAAGCGAAATGTTATGAAATATTATTTAAAAGAAATGGCAATATGAAACCAAGATCATACCAAGTCGAAGCATACAATAGTGCTATAGATTACATGATGCAGCGTCCTGATCGGCATGGTATTATTGCTATGCCTACAGGAACTGGCAAGTCACTTGTAATTGCTATGATTGCCGCTTTTGTTAACACTGAGTGGAAAACTAAAGTGTTGATTTTATCGCACTCTGAATCAATATTGAAACAAGACTATATACAACTCGCTGAATTATTACCTGATATTGGTTTATATTCAGCTGGTTTAGATTCAAGAATTGTTAAGAATGTGACTATAGCAGGTATTCAATCAATCTATAAGCAACCAGAATTATTCAAAGACATAGGCTTAGTAATAATTGATGAATGTCATAGCATAAGCAATGAAGATAATTCTATGTATAGGATGTTTTTGAATAGCGTAGGCAAGATATACCTAGGGTTTACAGCTACGCCTTACCGCTTGTCTAGTGGTTTGATGTATGGTAAGCCTATTTCATTGTTTAGTGATTTGATTTATGACTTAACTAACATAGATAACTTTAATAAATTGATTGAAGATGGTTATCTTTGTCGATTGAAAGTGCCTAGTACGCAATTAAATATTGACACTTCTGAATTACATCATAGAGGTGGAGAATTTATTGATAAAGAAATGTCATCATTGATCGATAAAAAAGAAATAACAGAAGCAGCATTGCTAGAAACGATTTACATTGCTAATCAATATAACTGTAAGAAATGGCTTATATTCGCAATTGATATAAAACATTCAGAAAACATAGCGGAAGCATTGTTATCGAAAGGAATTAAGTCTGGTGTTATGCACTCTAAAATGGATTTTGACAAAGATTGGGTCATTAATGCACATAAATCGGGTGATATTACCGCTTTAGTCAATGTCAATATGCTTACTACTGGTTATGACGACCCTGGAATTGATTTAATTGTCATGTTGCGCCCTACTGAATCACCAGTTTTACACGTTCAATCTGCTGGCAGAGGGACTCGTATATCTCCTAATAAAGAGTTTTGTGTATTTTTAGATTTTGCAGGGAATACTAAGAGACTTGGCCCAATTAACGCTGTGCAAGTAAAAGATAAATATAAACTTGATAAGACAATAGGCGAGCCAATATATAAAACTTGCCCTGAGTGCGAATCTTTGACTTATCCTGCTTGTAAAATTTGCAATGAATGTGGATATAAATTTACTTTTGAAACGAAGTTGGAATATACTAGTTCTAGGATTGAGGTTATTGCTGAAAACAAAACTTGGTACGCTGTCGATTCTGTTGCTTATTGGGTAATTGCCCTGCCTAGTGTAGAGGCTATCAAATGCACGTACCAAAGCGGCCTACAGTCTTTTAATGAGTTGTTTTGCCTAAATCATACAGGGTATGCCCGATCACGCGCGGTTAACGTGCTGACCTTTAGGGGTGCAAGCCCTATTGATTTGCGCTGCTGTAATGACTTCTTAGATAGTCCTATCGAAAATTTAAAATCCCCTAAAAGAATTTTGATAGATTCGAGTGCAAAATATTCTAAGGTTTTGAAATATGAGTATTGACACGGCTTGAAAGTTTTGCTAGACTCTAGTCTCTTTTAATTTTTATAGGAATAAAACTCATGAGTAATGCACAAAAATTTGTTAATGAAGAAATTGTTGACGAAAACGAAACCAAACAAGACATCCAAAATGATACACAGGAAGAAGACAACAAAGACCCAGCTTTTGAAGAAATCAAAGCAGCGTTCCAAGAAGCATATGCAAAAGAAGGCGCAGATGACGAAGCTGTTAAGATGGCTATGTTGATGGCTGGTGCTAAGTTTGCTAATGTAGCCCGTTACTTTAACCAACTAATGGTTGAATTTGGTTTTACTAAGAGCAAAGAAGAAAGAAATCAAATCCTTGACAAGTTGCTTTCTGGTCTTGACTTGACTATTGAAACTACATTTGATGAAGCACTGAACAAAACTGCCGAAACGCTGGATGTTAACGAGCGTTCTGCCGCTACTTCTGTAAGAATGTGGTGCAAGAAAAATGAAGTTGAATTTTTCAAGAAACCTAAAGCAGAACCAAGTGAAAGTCGTTCAAGTTTCGATACCAATATGTATCAGTGGATTCTTGACAACATGAATGCAACGGTTGAGCAATTCACCACTTACTTGGATGAAGTTGGTACAGAAAACACAAAGCGGTTCAGAGCCAAACATTTGGGTATTTTTGATTTTGTACAAAAAATCAAAGCCAAGTATTAATCATTAGGCTTAATGTCAATCCACAGGGCATTTAATTATGCCCTGTTTTATTTGTGGGAGATAAACATGATAATTTTAGGTGCAGGATTAAGTGGATGTATTGCATCACTAATGATTCCAGGATCCAAAGTATATGAGCCGCTTAAAGAAGTCAAAAAACATCAAGCAATTTTAAGATTTAAAAACGATTCAATTTCAAAAACATTAGGCATACCATTCAAAAAAGTTAAAGTATATAAAGCCATCTGGCACAATGATCGCAATGTTCAATTATCTCCACAATACATAATAAGATACTCTAGGAAAGTATCACCAAAAATATCCCATAGATCAATATGCAATCTTGATACAGAAGAAAGATATATTGCACCAAACAATTTGCATGAAATATTGCTTGAAATGTGTAGTCCTATGTTTGGATTTGATATTAATTTAATAAAAGAGAATAGTCATACAACAATAAGCACACTTCCAATTGATGTATTATGTTCTAATCTAGGGATTGATATACCCAAACTAGAATATCATTCAATATTAATAAGCAGGTTTAGAGTTCCTGATTGCGACGCACATATGACCAACTATTATACAGGCGCGACTACCGCTGTATACAGAGCATCCATAGTAGGGGATGAATTGATTATTGAATCAGCTTTTGATATAATAAAAGAAGATATTGAACAAGTATTAAACTCTTTCGGGTTAATGGGTATTAGGGTTCTTCCTATCATTGAAAATTATGAGCAAAAGTATGGCAAGATTACACCTTGGTGTGATGATGAGCGAAAAGCAATATTATATAAACTAACAAAAGAACATAACATCTATTCATTAGGCAGATTTGCTGTGTGGAGAAATATACAGTTAGATGATGTGTACAATGACATATTGCGAATTAAAGAGTGGTCTAATTTAAATGAATATGATAAGATTGTAAGCTAATGTTAAATCAAATACTGCTAAAGAAATTATTAAACTATGATGAAAATACTGGTATTTTTACTAGAAGAATTTCGTTACATGGTAAGGTAAAAGTAGGCGATATTGCAGGTACAATTGCAAATGATGGCTATTGCCACATACGAGTTGATTCAAAAAGATACCAAGCACACAGATTAGCTTGGCTTTATGTCCACGGGGAATGGCCTACGAATCAAATTGACCATATTAATGGTATAAGAAACGACAATAGGATTGCAAACTTAAGAGAAGCAACTCGTTCTGAAAATCAACAAAATAGAAAAACATCTAATTACAATAGTACTAGTGGTTATTTAGGAGTTTCTGTAAATAAAGATGCTTATACATCCTATATTAGATTAAATGGAAAAATAATTTATTTAGGAAGATTTAAAAACCCATAGCTGGCACATCAGGCTTATTTAAGTGCTAAACGTCAACTACACTCACACAATACATTATGAAAGTAACATTAATTGATTATCAACCAGATGCACTTGAGCTTTTAATATTTACTAGAGGAACTAGGTTAAAAGGTGTTAAAAGCATAAACGATATTCGCAATTGGACAGAGCAACAAAAACTAGATGAGCTTGCTAAGATCAAGGACACTATCAAGTCATCATGGGAATTTGCAACTTACATATTTTCAATTGAAGGTGTCAGCAGGAATTTCACTCATCAGCTAGTTAGAACTCGTACACAGTCTTATGCACAAGAAAGTTTACGCGCTGTAGATGCAAGCGAAAGCGGCGTTTATAATCTTGGTCTTAATGAGGCTTATGATGATGCTGTTTACACTTCATTAGCTTGCTATAAGGAGCAGATAGGGCAAGGCGTACCGATTCAGGACGCTAGGGGATGCCTCCCTACTGATATACTCACTAACATACTTGTAAAGACAGATTTACGCACTTTACACGATACCGCTTTAACTAGATTGTGCGTACGAACAGCGGGGGAATATCAATCAATATTCAAAGCTATGAAAGCTGAGGTAGTTAAAGTTCATCCTTGGGCAGAAGATTTTATGAATGTCGCTTGCGTGCAAACTGGTATCTGTTGCTTCCCTAGATATACAGAATGCCCAGTTCAGCCTTATACTATAAAAGTTCAACAAGACCAAAAAGATGCAATTAAGAAAGTTTGGCGACAAACCAATCACGTAGCAGACCCATCAGGTGTAAAATAATGAAAGTATTATTGCAAGTACCAAGTTTATATCCAAATAGATTTGAAATATTTTATGAATCCTTCATTGAACACATGAAGGGGCATTTCCCAAATTGGCATATTAACCGCATTGACACAACACTATATGATGCCCCTTATATGTGCAGATACAGAGCTAATATCCCAGCTAGGTATGATTACGTCATGCAATGCGATGATGATCTTATTTGGAATAAAGAATGTGTTGATTATTATAAAAAAATTGAACTAATATTAAGTAAAATTAGACCTGATGTTTTAAATGTATTTGGTTCTCGTTATCCTAGAGAACTATATCAACCAAATAATTGCATGATTGCTACTAATAGAGGGCTGTTTATAAGACAAGAGCATTTGGATTCATTAGTGTGGCTTAATGAAATAAAAGATTTAAAATATGGATTAGAAGAATCTGTACTTGCGTTTAAGGCACTAGAAAATGGTGGTAAATTTATGGTCATAGGACAATCACCGCTTGAAAGGACGCATAAGTCTGGTAATATTGAACGTGGCAATCCTAGTATTTTACATGACTTGACATTAATCGAACAAAACTGTATAAGGTTTATTCGTGAAAGATACAACGACCCTACATGGGATTTTAAAACTGGTAATTTTCCTAAAGGATTAAATATGACAGCAAGTAAAAAACAGATAGGTGGTAATCATTACTCAAAGTTAGCTATTCAGCCTTTTGAGTATTGTCACAAAAACCACATAGAAGGCGCAGAATCAGCGGTTATAGCATACGTTACCCGTCACCGCGACAAGAACAAGGCTGAGGATTTAAAGAAAGCCATACATACACTTGAACTTTTACTTGAAGCTGAATATGGAGAAAAATATGATAATCGCGATTGATACAGAAACAACTGGGCTTTTGAAGCCTAATGCAGCACCACTCAAAGAACAACCAAAAATTACAGAAATATATTGTAGAAAGTTTGATTTAGAGGGCAATGTCATTGCAAACTTTCATTCAATGATTAATCCAGAGATTCCTATCCCTGAGCTAATTACAAAGATAACAGGCATAAACGACGAAGCGGTTAAAAATGCTCCAACATTTGTCGAGATATACAAAGACTTAGCAGAATTTTTTGTAGGCTGTAAGTATGCCACAGGCCATAACCTAGGCTTTGACAGGGATATGCTTGCAAACGAACTGTTAAGGATTGACCAAATTTGCGCTTTCCCTTGGCCACCTTTACAGATTTGTACAGTGGTAAAGTCTTATGATATTAGAGGTTATAGATTAAGTTTAGATAAACTTTATCGTGAATTATTTAATACAGATAGACCAGGTGTAAAACATAGGGCTATGAATGATGTAGTAGATCAAAGCAAATGCTTCTTTAAGCTAATTGAAAGAGGAAATATTGTATTATGATGCGTATCGCACTCTTATCTGAATACAGTTTTGGTAAATCATACTCTAAGGTTAAAGATTTAGTAAAACTAGAAGGAGATTATATTGGCATTGCCGACTATAACAACACTTTCTCTCATGTGTATCTTGAGAAAGAGTGCAAGTCTATTGGAAAGAAACCTATCTTTGGTGTGCGCCTGAATGTTTGCTCTAATATGACTGAACGATTTGATTATCATTCGTTTGAAACCATATTGATTGCTAAGAATAACGAAGGTCTTAGGGAAATAAACTATCTAACAAGTAAAGTATGGGAGCAGTTCTATTATACACCTAGGCTTTTAATTGACCAGTGGCAAGGCATATCGAAAAACATAATCGTTATTGATGCGTATTCTGAGCTAAAACCATTAAACTTTATGAATGGTGGAAATATTTACGTTGATTGCAATAACTATATTAATTTGCAGGACAGGGATATTTATCAAATTGTTGCTGGTTCTTCTAAGCGTGGCGATGACCGCAATTTTAACTTCGATACCGCTTGCTATCCTCAGCACGTTTTAAGTGAAAGAGAAGCTCAAGCATACTTTGGTCAAGAACCTGTTGATTATACTGATGCTGTAGCTAGTCAATGCAATGCTGCTATCACTAAAGCGGAAATGGTTAAGTTTGATGGCATCAAGGATTTATATGGCATTTGTATTGATAGCTATAAGTATAAGGATGAATATGCAGAGCGGCTTGAATATGAACTTGGATTAATAAAATCCAAAGGATATGAGGACTACTTCTTAATCGTATCTGATATGATTAAACATGCAAAGAAAAATGGAATATTAGTTGGTCCGAGTCGTGGTTCGTCTGCTGGTTCTCTTGTCTGTTATTTGATGGATATTACTGAGATTAATCCAATTGAGCATAACTTATTGTTTGAGAGGTTCATTGATATTAATCGTACTGACTTGCCTGATATTGATGTGGATTTTCCTGATGATAGTAGAAGTTTTGTTATAGACTATCTTATCAAGAAATATGGATCTAGTAATGTTAGTTCAGTTGCAAACATAAACAGGCTACAGGCTAAGTCTGCTATAGCTGAATTTGCTTATGCCCTTGGTATTCCTAGGTATTTAACAGAGGATGTTAAAAATTCAATTGTTGAACGAAGTAGTGGTGATGCTCGTTCATCTAATACGCTTGAGGATACTTTTGAGGATACAGAAGCTGGAAAAACTTTTATTAAACAATATCCTGTTATGCGATTATGTTATGAAGTTGAAGGGCTTGCTAATCATGCTGGTAAACATGCCGCTGGTATTATTGTCTCTAATAAGCCGCTTAACAATTTTTCGGCGGTTGATTCTAGGGCGGGTATCATTCAACTAGACAAGAAGGGTGCTGACTACGTAGGCCTGCTTAAAATTGACGCGCTAGGGCTACGTACACTAACAATTTTATCCGAGATATGCGGTAGCATAGGGATGTCAATAAACGACCTGTACGGGCTTGATTTAGGGGATTCCTTGACCTATCGATTATTCGCCGATATGCGCCTGAATGGGATTTTTCAGTTTGAAGGGGCTGCGCTTCGGAATATCGTCAAGCAGATCGGGGCAGAGTGCTTTAACGACCTTGCCTTAATTACCGCCCTGAGCAGACCGGGTGCATTGAATTCAGGAGGAACGGGTAGGTATATTGAAATTAAAAAAGGGAACAAGGAGGCGATATATCTATCAGAAAAACACAAAGAGATAACAGAAGAATCCTTAGGCGTAGTTGTTTATCAAGAACAAATGATGTCAATTTGTAAGGAAATGGGACGTATGTCATGGGAAGATGTTAACTCTTTACGTGCTGCCGCTTCTAGGTCTATGGGCGATGCGTTCTTTGCACAGTATAAGGATAAATTTATCGAAGGGTGTATGGTTGAGTTCCCTAAAGAAGAAGCGACCTCTTTATGGGAAAACATCAACAAGTCTGGTTCATGGCTATTCAACAAATCTCATGCTGTTAGTTACGCTGTTGTGTCTTATTGGACTGCTTATTTCAAGGCGAACTATCCAAAAGAGTTTGCGATTGCTAATTTAAATCATGTTGCTGATGAACAGGCTGGCGTGAGTCTTTTGCGCGACCTTGTTGAAAATGATGGCATGAAGTACAAAGCGGTAGACCCTGACGAATCGGATGTGTATTGGACTATTAAAGATGGTATCCTTTTAGGTGGACTTACTAATATTGATGGAATAGGCGTATCTAAAGCAAAGGATATTGTTAAGAATAGAAAAACAGGCAAGATGACGCCTGGATTAATGAAAAAGTTAATGAATCCTGTTACTGTTTACGACGACCTATATCCAATCAAAACTAAATTCGGAAAGTTATTTACTCCAAATATATCATTCATTAAGGATGTTAAAACAAAAGGCAAGTATGAAATAATAGGAATGATTGAAACACTTGATACTCGTGATGTAAATGATTATCAGGCACTTGCCAGGCGTGAAGGTAGGCGAATAGAAGGCAATAGTCTATATCTTCGTTTCATTATTAAAGATGATACCGATTCTATAATTATGCTTGTCAATTATAAGAGCTATGAAAAGATGAATGGCAAAGCTTTATCAGAAGCGGCAGTTCCAGGAACATTTGTATATGTTCGTGCAACACTTGATAGTGAAAGTTGGAGAACACTTAACATTAATTATATTGAGATATTATGAAAAATACATTGCACATAATTGTAACAGATTTTGGAAATGTAAAATTATCCAATAAAACTTTAAATTGGTTAAATGGAATTGATAGTAATTGGGAAGAAGTTTATTATAATAAAAGAAAAAGAGGAAAACATGCAAGATATGTTAGGCAAAATGTAAATGAGCTTTATACTGCAATAAAAATTTCATCAATCATATCGTATTTTAATAATGAAGTTTTAGATGAATTTTAATTGGGATTGGCATTTGCTTAAAAGTATGATACAATAAAATTTCACTTAAACTAGGAGTTAAAAAATCATGAACTATCAAGATAAGCAGCATATTAATCGATTGCACGATGAAATCTCGCAAGACGAATTTTTAGCAAAAACAATGCTCGCAAAATCACCTACAGTTGCAAAAGCAATACAAGAACGCATTACCCAAAAGCTGGTTGAAATATCTGAGATCTACGAAATTGGCGGGGACTATAGATGAGCAAAATTAAATTTGTGCAAAATGGGAATAAACTTTCTTTTGAAATTTATGGTGAAACAATTGCTGTTAAGCGTAACAATGTGTGGGTTAACACAAAACTTCTCACGCCTGAACTTGCAAATGAACTAGAAGAGAAGATTAAAGCGGTTTGCCCGATGACAATAATAGCGGAGAAATAAAATGACTTTTAAACTTGGAACAAACATAAAACCTGGACAGCAAATAAAAACATCTAATGGCTGGAGAATAGTGATTGTTGTAACAGACGAAGGGGCCAAAACTAAGGATGGAATCGTTAAATTTGGTGAAACAGTGCATGGGTGGAAAGGAGCTTACACCATAGCATAAGACTACTACGCATAGGTAAACTTAAAAATGAAAACATTATATAAAATCAGTAGTGCAGCGGCAATTCAAGAGTGGAGTATCCGTGAGCATGGAGAATGCCAGTTAATCATTAACTGGGGGCAAAAGTATGGAGTTAAGCAACAACAAATTGAAGATATTGAACTAAATCAGTCAGGACGCTCTATGAAAGAGCAAGTATACTTGCGAATGGAATCTCGTATAAATAAACAGAAGGATAAGGGCTATTGCGAGACAATCGAAGAAGCTAGGGCGAGTATTGGCCTTAATGCTAGTAAGCTGCTTAAACCTATGTTAGCACAAACCTATGATGGCAAAAGGTCTAATAGAAATGGATTTTGGCAATACAAGTATAATGGACACCGCTGTTTGATTACACGGCAAGGCGACGAACTTATTGCTTACTCCCGCAATGGCAAGCCTATCAATACAGTTAACCATATATTTGAAGGTATGGATATTCCTGAAGGCGTAACGCTTGATGGCGAATTGTACATACATGGCAAGCCTTTACAGACTATCTCAAGTATTGTTAGGCGCGTGCAACCAGACAATGCAAAGCTCTCGTATATTATTTATGATTCAATATCGAGTAAAGTATTTAGCGATCGTTTCAATATGTTACAAACATATAAAATAGGGAACAACGCTATTACTGCCCCAACATTTAAAGGATATACAAGTAATCTAGCATCTAATCTTTCTATAAAAGAAGTTCAAGCCAAAGGATTTGAAGGCTTAATGTTCAGGGATAACAATAAGCCGTACGAACCAGGCAAGCGGTCATCACAATTGTTGAAAGCTAAGATTTCGGATGACATGGAAGTTAGAGTGCTAAAGATTAGCCCATCTAAAGATGGCTGGGCTATACTGCATTGCGTAACACCAGACTTGAAGTTTGTTTCTGTTACCGCTCCTGGGACTATGGAACAGAAATATGAAATTTACGAGAATGCACACGTCTACGTTGGTAAAATGTTAAATATTGAATTTGCTGAACTTACAAAAGATGGCGTACCTTTTCACCCTGTGGCAATTGCTTTTAGAGAGGAAGAATAATGGAAATTTATCTTGCTTTTTTCGCAGGTCTTATTATTGGCCAGGTTGCGACGTTGCTTTGTGTGTTCAATATAGTGCGACAATATTTAGATGACAAAATTTTTAGAGAGAAAGAATGATGGAAATTTTATTTGCTTTTATCGCTGGCATTATCTCGGGTCTTATTATTGGCAAAGTTGCTATGTTGATCTGGGTGTTCATCGTGGGCGACAATGAAAATTAACTGCTTAATGAGAATGCCACTGATGACTAGCACACCGCTTGCTGAATGGCTCATTAAGACAACACCATCTTGCGCCACCTGTAGCGTGATTTTTTATATCTTGTTCGATTGATTCTTTGGAGAATGGCATATGTTTGAGTTTATTATAGGACTTGTTCTGGGTATTACTATTGGGTCTTTTGCTATGTTTGTCTGGGTAATTTTGTGCAGTGGTCTTCGAGATGACTGGGACGATTGACTTAAATACAACATCTATCGGGTGCAGTTTTTTTTAGCATCCTCAGCCGCTTGTTTAGCGTCTTTCAATGCCTGAGTATACAGCTGTTGTATTTGCTGATCCTTGCCTTTGACATCCTGTTGTAGATTTGATATTACAGCATTGTCGGGGCAAGGGATAGCTACAATAGTAGCAAGGATAATAAACACTACAGATAAGGGGCTATTCATCTTTCTTAACCCCGTACTTCTCAGTGACACCCGCCGCAATAGCTAACAGCGTACTTACCGCATAATTAGTGTAAGGTATAGTAAACCAGTGCGACGCTACCCATATTGTAATACAAGCAATAGCTATCAACAAAAATATTACTGCTTGATAGCTATTGTTAAAACATTCTGTAATTTCTTGGCAATTCATGACAGTCCCAAAACTTTAAACATTGTTCTAGTTTGAGCTATTCTATCTTCCAGCCCATTTGTACCACCATTGACGCGCTTAGTGACTGTTGTTATGCACGATGTGGATGTAGATGTGCATTGCTTACGAACCCCGTTCTTCTCAAACCAGTACTTACCAGCCAAAAAATAATTTTTAGGGTTGTCTAATAGTAGTTCTGGATCAGACTCTGTGTCTACTCCAATATATCTCATAAAAGACTGTATGTTATCTTTTCCAGTTAATTGTAATCCAAAGATGCCACGATATTTCCAACCATCGCCACTGGCTTCGTTGCCATTCCCCATGCGGTTAGCATATACCCAGTTAGCAATTTTTTCTGGGTTCTTTGCATAAGCAGCTGCATTTCTGCCGCCTGGTTGACCTGTAAAATACTTTTTAAAAATGTTAAGCAATCCAACTTCGTTATAATTCAGGTTCTCTCTTGCGTACTTATACAACCCGCTTTCATGCGCTACCTGTCCCATCATGTGTGCAAAAAATAACTTATCAGTTATGCCTAAGTCTTCCATCATCGCTTTAGCAGTGGCTGGACCCATGACGCCATCAGCAGTTAAGCCTAGCTGTTTTTGGTATTCAATTAAGTAATTCATATTGACCTAGAGACCTGGATTTTCTCAACCGTACGCGCAGCGGCAAGGCCCAACATCCCAAATAAAACCTGGCTGGTGATAGTTGTGTCAATTACTGGAAAAATACCCGTATAAGCAAAACCCACAATAGCCAAGAAACGGGCTAATGGCTCAAGAACAGCAACATAGGCCATTCCCGCAACACATACCCAACCGACTGCTGGCCGCCACCCTGAAACAAATAAACTTGGGTTGGCCGCTTCAACTTTATTTATCTCAAGCTGGCCAAGGATAAGCTGGTACTCATTTTGCATCTCCTGCATGGCTTGTGTCAATTTCGCCTTTTCGATCTCGGTGGCATCAGGCCAAACCCGCTTAACCACGCTGTCAGCCAATGTGCTTACCGCCGCTATGGCATCATCTATTCCAAACATAACCCACCCCACATTAAATTTATTAATAACATTTTGACTACCTAAATAATTCGACGATCAACCTTAACAGGCCTATTTCTCCTACGTCTATCATGTAGTACATTGAACTCGTACATGATTCTTAGCACACAAGCCTTAGTCTTTTCAATACTTAAAATCAATTCGTTTCTGCTCTCTTCGTTTTGCAGTTTCAACTCATTTATGTTTTGTTGAATGTCGTGCAAATGCCTGAAAACAAGAACAAATAAAAGTAAAATAACAAGGCCAGCGATTCCGCCAGCCTTGCTAAATACATCTAGTATGTGGTCTAGATGGTTCACTAATATTACGCTACTGGTGCATCTGGATTGATGTCATCCAAACTTTGTACAGATACGGTCAATTGGTCAGTGGTAGCAATAACTGCGTCCATAGCGGCTTGCAATTCAGGCGTAACAGTGCTATTACCTGCATCAATTATCGATTGTAAATGTGTAATAGCGTCAAGCTGTGCCTGAGTTGCGTTCCTAACTTCGGTGGACACTTTTGAAAGCTGAGTCATAATATTGCTCAAATTTGTGTTTACCGCTGTTAGTTGGGTCGCCAGTTCTTCTTGAGTTGACATAATAAGTTTCTCCAATTTGTGAAGGTGATGTGTTAAATGATTAAACAGCTGCAAAAGCTCTGTTAAAAAATTTTGTTCATTGTGCATATAATACTCCAATAAAATAGTTCGTCTCGTGAACCAACCGTTTTACCTAAACTTTAGGCAAATCTGCACAGTGGTCTCTGTTCTGAAATGTACCTACCACGTTGTATTCATTTAATCCCGCTAACCAAGCAATACCAGCGGGAGTTGTAGCTCCATGTGGATTGTTTCCTACAACAAGACCAGCAATCTTACCAGATCGACCTTCTGCATAAGCTTTTGCTTGCCTAAATGTAGGTTGATTAACGCCTGTTACTTTGTACTTGCCACTCATAACTACCTCCTATTAATTTATATGGTAAATTTGCTTAGCATTTATATAAGCTAAATTTGCTTCTGATTGTGTTGTAAAAGAGCCTAAATGAATTTGTGTACCAGCAACACCTATTTTCGCATAATACCTATTTACATCACTGCGATAATAAGTACCAATACCTATTTTAAATTGATTTTGCATATTTATTTCTCTATTAGATTCCCTTAAATTAGCAATCCTATTATCAGTCTTACATCTATTTATATGGTCTATTTCTAATGTAGGAAATACACCATATTCATAAAGCCAAGCAAGTCTATGGGCTAAGAATTTCTTCCCATTAATTTTAATATGGATATACCCACAATTATTTATACATCCTACAATATCGCCTAACCTTGTTTTTGTATTATGCTTAGTGTATTGTTTCACTAAAATAAATATACCAGATTCAGAAATATATTCAAAATGCTCTTTAAGAAATTTTTGAGTAATATCACTATTAGCCATTTTATTTCTCCTTAATTTTGTTTTTTAAATAATAAGGTGTATTTTCACCTGTCGTTGACTCTAATAAAAATTGTTTTATAAGTGATGGCACTTCTGCCCTATTAGAAACATTAGCGATATTACCAGCTAACTGTGCGCCTAATGAGGATATATAAGGCGACCTGCCTGCAATATGAGCAGCGGCGTATGCGGGGGAAAGTAAAGATGCTCCGCCTCCTATCATTCCTAAATCAAAAATTCCCGCATTAGATGGAATCATTGCAGATGATCTATTTCCTGCAATAGCAGGAATAAAATTATCCTTTGAATCGAATTTCTCAATAATTTTTCTAACATGGGGTTTTTTAAAAGTTGATTGCAACTTATTTATAACATTTTGTGGATTAGCCTTTTTACCTAAAGATAGGTTATCACGCAGTTCTTTTAAAAAATCAAGTGTATCAGAAGACTCGCTTGTCATTTTTACATAAAGTGGGGATTCTTTTTTGATAACAGAATCTACCGCTTTGGATATCTCTGCAATAGCAGTAAAATCAGGATTAGCAAGCACGTCATTTCCACGATTAGATGGAATGGACCTTATTTCTCTTTTTAGAGAATCTAGCCCAACAGGTGTATGATATTCTGGACCACGCGATTCATAATCCAATACCATTTCTTTTATCTTTGCAGCAGTTTTGACTAAGTTAGGATTATTCACATGGTCCTTAAATTTTCCACGCGATATTACATCATCAATCTTATCATAAATAGAATCAAATGGCAAAATTTGATTGTCTGATTCAACTGCTTTTTTATTAGCAACATATTTTTGTAGACCAGATTGTTTTACTTTTTCATATAAACTATCAGCCTTTACAACCAATTCATCAACCAAATCTTCATTAGAGCGAAATTTTTTAAATTCTTGTTGTGCGCTTTTGCCTCCCTTGCTAAATATATCATATACCACTGAAAGCGGAGTTTGTGAGAATCTTGATAACCAAGGCGATACAATTTTCGTGGCAGATTTAGGTAGTTCTGCTAATCCAGACAATGCTAAACTGCCAACAGTTGACATATTGGTATTAGCCATTTTATCTTTTGCATAGTTATCAGAATTAATTACTGGGCTAGTTAAACCAGTAGCAAAACCAGTAGTTATGGCAGGAGCAATCGCTTTAATAATAGATGGTAATTTAGTTGATGCTTGTATTGCTTTACTTGCATATTTTAAACCCGCGAGAGGTGTTGCTGCTTGACCAAGTAAGTTATACACATCAATGCCTGGATTTGCCGCTTTATCTTGAGTATTTTGCTCATTTATATATTTATCGACTTCATCAGTTTTTATACCTGTTAAATGAGAAGCACCTTGGGCCAATCCTTCTCCAAGAGATAGTGCACCTCTACCTATCCTGTAAACAGGATTTTGCAATACTTTTTTAGATGAATGCAATGGGTCAAATTTTTTATTTTCTTGCATAGAAGTATAAGCATCTGCAAGTTTTCTAGCAGACTCAGTATCACCAGCAGCATGAGCGTTTCTTAAAGCATCTTCGATCTCTGCTAAAGTAGCCATATTACTTACTCTTATATTTGTTAACTAAATCATCAATACCTAAGTTTTTATCATCTATTTGTTCTGGTTGAATTTCTTTATCAACTGAATCAGTAGAGTTAATTGAACCATCAGGATTTAATGTTACATTATCATAAATTTTAACCCATTTATTTCCAACCTTAGACTCAAGTGTTTTATTTACATGGTCGTATCTTTCTTTTCCAGTATCTGAATATTGAAACCCTTGTTCTTCTTTTTGATCTTTAGGTGGAGATATAGATTTAAATCCATTATTTTCGTTGTAATAATTATCATATTGTTTTTGAGTTGTTAAAACTTCATCACGCAATACTTTTAATTTTGCGATTGCAGAATCTTTATCATCCGTTGATGATGGCAAATGGGTTCTTAAATCAGGCATTTCTCCAAATGTTGCAGTTGCCCCAGTAATATCATGTTTTCTAAGAGACTTTATTTTACCAATTTGTGCAATAGTCGCTGTATGTTCTGGTTTAGTAAATCTATTTTTAATATCTTGTGTAGGTTCTGTTATATTAGCATAATTTTGAATACCAAGAGCATCAGGGTTTTCTTCAATCATTTTTATTGCTTTGTCAATTTCTTCTACAGTTGCATTATTAGCGTTATAATCACCAACATGCTTTGCTGGTGGCATTCCTAGCTTAATTGGTTTTTGAGCAATCGTTCCATCTTTTAATATTTGTGCATCTTTATACCGCATATTTATATCGGCATTTTTCTGAGAAGTGCCAGAATTTAGTCTTAGTGTATCCGCATTTTGTTGCTTGATAGAACGATCTTGAATATCAGCAGGGCGTTCTTGCATTTCAATTTGCCTAACCATTTCCCTATTTTGCTCAGGAATAGCTTCACTATAAACATAGTCAGCATTTTTCTGAACCACTGAACGATTTGAATCTTCAAGATTATTCTTAATAACATTACCAAAATATTCAGGGAACATTTTTGCAATATCTTCACCTTGCATGGCTGCCATAGTTTCCATAGAATCATATATACTAATTCTTCTGGGATCACTTGTTGCTGCTCTTAGTGGCGCATTTATGTTTTTTATGTGATCTGCATATAATTTAGCAGTTTCTTTATTTTTAACCGATTTAGCATAATCCTGCTCTTGCTGCTTCATCGCATTGAAATAGTTAGGGGCAACTTGAGACAGAAAGCCTTCCATCAAACCACCCATGAATCCTTCTGCCATATTAGCCACCCATTAGTTGTCTTAAATAAGCACTTAGATCATTATCTGCCCACGGTTTGTCTCCGATTGCCTGTTGTACTTGAGGGACACTAATATCACCAAAGTTTATTTCAGGAGCTTGTGGGATACTGCCGCCCTTTTTTATGCTATCCCCAAGCATTGAGCCAATCATGCCACCCAAATTTTTTCCATCAAATTTCCCATCTTCGCCATATAACCCAGCGCCTTGCAAAGCATCACCCATAAAACCATTAGACTTAGGCACATTAGACGCCTTTCCAGCGTCTGTTTTGGCAATTAATTGGCTCATAGAGCCAGCGGTATCAGGCAACGCAGGAGCAGGGTTTGGCCCACTCATAAGCATTTTTATCAAGCCCATTGCAGGATCAGACATACCACCATCTGAACTACCTGAACTCGTGCCACCACCAGAACCGCCCATCATAGATTGTAGTCCGCCTAGCATACCGCCTTGGCTACCACCTACTGCTAAACCAGTCCCAGCTGAATTAAGTGCGCTTGTCCCTAAAGCAGCTTGAGCGGCATTGCCAATACCACCAAGCATAGACCCAAGTGTAGATGCGCCTGCCGCTCCTGCTCCTGCTGCTCCTGCTCCTGCTGCTCCTGCACCAGCGGCAGCTCCTGCTGCACCACCCATGCCCAATGCAGATAAAACTGATGCCCCAAATGCCATTATGCTCATTTTGCTATCCTCTTTTGGTATTCTTCCATTGTGTCAACTGATAAATACGATTCTATTTCGTGTATGTCTTTTAAGTCACAATGATGAACAGTTAAAAATAATGAATCTTGAATAGAATATACAGCTTTTTTGCTGCCAGCCTTTGAATATGAAATATCACCAGCTTTCATTAAAAGATGCTCACCAGAGTCGTTTACAATAGACACGCAGCCTTTTGTAATTACTGTATAGCTTTCAGTCGTGTGTACCTTCCCTGTGCATACATATCCCGCTGGCATTGAAAATTCCCGCATATAAACGCCATCAACACACATAAAATGCCGAACATTATTCTCCATTTGAGGCAATTTTTTTAGATGGTTTTCAAGATTTTCAATGATTACTAATGCTTGAGATTTTTCAACTATTTCATTCATAGCTATTTACCAGAATAAGAACTGCCACTTTGTATAGCATTTGTTAATATTGTTGGATTACCTATAGCAGCAGAATAATTTTGCAAATTTTGCCAAGGCATCTGCGATGGAGCAAGCTGCCCCATTATAGACTTTTGAATACCTGGGATCATATTTGCAGCTTGATTCATATTCGCGTCTTTTCCTTGTAACGCACCGCTTGCTAAATTAGCGTACATGCCTTGCCTAGCTGTCATTTGTTCATCTGCCATTCTTGCAATACCCAGCTTGTTTTGCAAGTCTTTATCAAATGAGTCATAACCGACTTTAGTCATATTGTCTTGTAAATTCTTATCAATATCACGACTAATTAGTGCTTCTGCAACACCATGCCTAGAGCCACCTGCCATACCAGTGCCAGCCAATCTAGCATCAAGACTGGCTTCGCTTAAGTCCCTAGTTCTTTGTGCGTCTTTGGTAAATATATTTTTCATAGCATCGACGTAGTCGTTGCCCTGACCACCCATAATGCTTTCATACAAGCCTGTAGACTGACTAGGCGTATTTTGAAAGCCTTCTATCTTGCCTAATATAGAATTAAGGTCTGCGCCTGCATAAGCCCCGCCGCCGCTTAATGCATTATGTGAAGCATTTTGTTTACCAAGGGCTTCAGCCATTTGCGCTTGCAACTGCGGAGCCATAGCCTTGACATTTGCGTTTTGCTCAGTAAATGTTTGTTTTGATTGCCGCATTAAGTTTGCTAATGCTTTGCGTTGATACGGCGGTATTCTTTGTGTAGATGAACCACTACTATTGCTAGATGATGACTGTGTACCTAATAAACTTGCCATTTTATTGCTCCACTTTATATATTAAAGTTGTACTTAATTTCTCCCAATTGGGGTTTGACTTTTTAAATTGTATTTCCCAACCCACTCTAGCACCTATAGCTCTTATTTCACTGCAATTTAAATCTTTTGAAATAGCTATCAAAACTTCATCATAGTCGCCACAAAAAATGTCAAGGCTGCCACCAGCCATTGAAACATTAAGAACTCTAAGCCCAGTATCAAAAACTTCTACTTGTAAAATAACAAGACTTTTTACTGATCGGCCATCTAAACACAGTATCATCAAAGCATTGTCACTTTTTAGCTTAGCCTTTACAGTATCAAGGTTCATTTCTCCATGAGCCTTAGCAATAATAGAAGATATAATGTTTTCAACAAAAGGCCACATAAAGTCTATCAAGTAATGAGGAATAGCGGCGATAGTGTATTTCATCATGCAGCCCTTATTAAGCATCCTTGAAATAATGTCGCACTGCCATTAAGCACTAAAGTATTTGAAGCAGCCCCAGAAAAGCACCTAACATCAACAAAATCAGTTGTTCCATTCATATTTACAATACCTGTTACAGTATAAGTACCAGATGCTTCGTTTAATGCTTCATATTTACCAATAAAAAAAATAACATTATTTTTAAAAATTGACAATAAGTGCGTAGTATTAGTTGTGTCGCACTGGATACTTGCATTAATTAAATAATAGCCCGCTACTGTTGGGGTAAATACACCTGTTACATTGTTATAATTAGAATTTGTATCAAAATCTTCTATATTATGGATAACTTTAGTGTATACTGCGGCAGCTAATGCGTTTGCAACAGTATGGTGTGCAGAAAAAATAGGCCCATTCCCTGCAACATTTGCCGCTAGTTTAGGCTGCGTGACTGAACCATCTGCTAATTTAGTAGTTGTTACAGCACTATCTGCTAGTTTAATAGTTGTTACAGCGCCATCTGCCAAATTTGCCGTTTTTATAGCTCCAGACAACGATATATTTTTAGCAACTTCAATTACATTATTAAGACGCACCTCTAAATCTCTTAGAGCTCTGGTTAAGAAGCTAGATTGGTTATCGTCAAATGACTTAGGTGGTTGTTCCATTATCTTGCTATCACAGGTATAGTGCCACCAATTCTTGAGCCTGAATCTTCAAATTCAAACATCAAACCATTTAGCTCAAAATACGAGTCGTTAACGCTCGACACTCTCCAAGAATGTAATGCTCCAGTAGAGCGTATATCAACTTTTCTTTGCGTGTTAGGTGTATAAGTCACAGGAGGCTTCCACCTAACAGGAGCGCCAACATAGTCATGAGAACCTACTTCGATAAGTACACTTCCATTCGATTTTATATTAGGCCAAACTCTAGTAATTGTACTAACATTATCATTATCTTCTAGCATTAAATTAGTGCGCTCAATAACTGTCCCGTAGTTACCAATACCGCTTTGCGCGATCGGCTCCAAGTTTTTAAGAGTCCCTACACTGTCCAGTGCAATAATCCTTCCAGAACCAGTACCAGAGTCCCAAGCAGTAGAATCAGAATCCCATATAGTAGTATCAGAATCCCATGTATCAACTACAGGTTGTAGTGGACCAAATGTCGCATGAGCTTTACTACCAGAAATATCTCTGATAGAGACAGTGCCATCAACAGAATGTATTATAAACGCTATATTTGGGTACGTAGAACCTTGCTGAACAATAAAGAACCACACCTCTTTAGTTATTGGATTATACTTAACAAACGAATTTTTAAAGTTATCAGAACTTATTGTAGAGTCTAACAACCGCTTTTGTTTTTTGTGCAATACAGAGCGAACAGTGTTGCCATCATTCAGAAGTATATCACCATTCATTAGTATATAGTGATTGCCTAATACTTCTGCTATGTTGTCAATTGCTAAATAGTTGTTAGTTTTTGACAACACGCGACGTTCAAATGGAACATCACTTCTACCTGTATATGACAGTAAGTGGATGCCCCTATTTGTGTATATACAAAACTCGTTTCTTAAAGATAATCCATCAATGATAAATTCTTCATCTATCATTTCCTTACTTGCGATAGTCGATAAGTCTAGCTCATCCCACGAGAAAGGCAACCCATTAATATCAGCAGGGTGTGACCACCTGTATGAGCTAGGTAAAGCAGTTGCTCCTTCTGTAAGATTTAATGCGAATAAGAAATTCAAGTGCGAACGAATTACTTTGCATTTATACCCCTTAGTTCTCCAAGTAGTAGCAGCATCAAACTTTAAATCTTGCATAACTTGAGCGGTGCTTAGTGGAGACCAATACTCTGGAAAACCTACATTATTTGTTATTACAGGGATCTTACCTAACTTGCACCCTGTCCAAGTTAGCTCTTCACCTGCACTCATGCCATAAGCAGTAATATTGCTTATATCAAACCATGATAACGAGCTTAACTGATATACTTTAACAGCGTTTAATCCAGCAACTAAATAAAAAGTTTCTGTATCTGTTTGAACAGTGTCGACATAGCCAGAAGTCACAGCACTTCCACCCACAGAGTTAGACTCTTCATTATTAAAAGTTATATACTTTTCATCACGAATTATATAATTCTTAGCATAGGTAATGTCATCAAGCTCAAGGCAAGCCGCATTTAAGTCAAGGTTAGGTGACTTACGTCCTAATGACTTTAATGGCAGCTTTTTCATATAATTTTGAATCCAAAAAACATTGAATCAACACTATTTACAACTAAAGGTGGTTCGGCTGTAGTTTGCGATGGGCAAGTAACTTTTATAATATCGCCATTAGCAACAACAGCTAGCTTTAAGATTAAACCAGATGATATAGTCTTTGAAACGATTACACCATTTATTTTTATATTGAAAGTAGCATTTCCAAATAGTTCTACTGCAAATAACCACAAGCCAGCCAAACCTGTAGGTATAACAAACTGATTAGACGCAAATCCATTTTTATTGTCATAAGTTTCAGTTTGCCAAAGAATATCTGTTATAGTAGACGCTGGTATAGTTTGGTTAGCATTTTTAGCTACAATAAAAGCAGCTCTGTCTAACAACAGTTGTGGCAAAGCATTTAAATCACTTTCTGTTGCAGTTATTGGCACATTAAAACCAAGTCCACCAGAACCTGGAAACTGTGTTTTTAGCAAAGATTTTATTAGTCTTAAATGATTATCTCCTTGAGACTTCTGGTCACCACCTAATGGCCAAGTAGCGTCTAACTGCGATATTGTAGTTCCTGTTTCTAGTCCCATTAACCTATCCTCGTACGAAGCGAATTGCCAGAATATTTAGAAGTTAAATCCTTGGCAAAAATTTGCCCAATAATCTTATCAAAAACAGCAGAAAATCTATCGGCAGCTGGCCAGTCTTTAGCAAATACACCTATCAATATAAGCAGCCCTACAACATACAAGTCAGGATGCTTGACAGATAACCAGTTAGTCGTTATTGTCGCTGATAGTGGAGGGACTTTTTGCATATATGTCAAGAATAACGCTTGTGTACTTGACAATGCTGGATAAACTTCTAGCTTGTTCTCATTAATAGAATAGAACAAATCATCACACCTATTTTGGTAAGCCCAGGATATTTGCTCAGGATTACAAAATTCAAAAGGAACTTTGCTTTTCCTATCAGTTCCAGTAATCCTACCAATAAAACGCATTTCTTCATAATCAGAAGGTAAGGCGTACTGATACGTATCATCTGAAACGTAAGGTATAATAGCAGATGTCTCTTTCTCTAATGATCGCAGTAAGCGATTTACCTCAGCTTCAATTAGGTACAGAAACCCGTCTACCCTAGAAGCTAAGTCACTGTCCTCTCTATCAGAAAGAGACAGTGCTAATGCAACAATTTCGCTGTATGTCATGGTTTAGTTACCACAATCTTAGGTCTACGAACTAATTTAACAATAGCATTTTTACCAACAACACCACCCTGAGCAGTGTTGCTTTTAACTAACCGCAACTTTGTTTTCACGTTTATCCTCCACTAAGCAAGCCTTGCCAATGTCAGTTGCTAAAAATCTATAAAGTTCTTTGTTAGCTGTCTTTGAATCTTTACTGTTTAAATCAAAACCATCTTTGATAGCTTTATCCCATATAATCATAGGGATATTACAAAGCAGTCTACCCCACGTCTCTCCTTCATCTTTTAACTCATTAATGACACCAGTATTTTGCCTTAGGCGTTTATTGCGCTCTAAGATAACATCTTCTGATGGCTGAGTTAATTTATGAACAATATGGCCATGTTCAAAATATAGCTCTGATTTAAATACTTCATCCATAACAACTCCAAAAAACTCCCGCTACTTGCATAGCGGGATATTACAGGTGATACGCTAATTAAACTTTTTCTAAGTAAGTACCAACACAGTTTTCGTACTCAAACTTGCTGCAATGGCCAGATTCACCAGGCTTAATTTCTCCATAGGTCAGATATATTGACACCTTAGAGATATTCTTAACAGCAATTTTTGCTTGTAAAACTACTTCTTCAACAGGCTGTTTAATTGCTTCTGTCATATCAGTTCTCCAATTATGCTACAACAGCGGTAGCAGGATTAATGTCATTAATCATTGCTTGAGCCTTTTCGTTACCCACGCAAAGAGTCCAGTCAACAAGCAGTTGTCTGTTATTTGCAGAACCAGTTTTAGCTAGTTCTTCTGTACGATAACCTTGCAAATAAGAAATTGACAAGTAACTTGGGTCAAGAACGAAAACATCTGCCGCATTTGTAACCGCTGCAATTGTGAACTTAGGTTGCAAGCGATTAGGCACAAATTTCAATGTACCAAAGTCTGTAACAAACACGTTAACAGAACCCATTGCAGTAGCTTTAGCAGAAGATCCTTCAATGTCACTCATTAGAGTGGCAACACGAGCAGAGGAAGTGAACAGGTACGAGCTGAAAGCCTGTACGACATCTGGTGTAGACATAAAGACTGATGCTTCACCGCCTTGTTGATACACTTGCTGTGCAGCAGTACGCACCTTAGTTTCAGTTAAACCAATGGCAGCAGCAGCACGAGTAAACGCAACAGTTAAGCCAGTACCAGTTGCAAAACCACCTGCTACTTCGCCACCTGTCAACTGAACGTTTGTTTTAATCCAAGAAGGCAAACCACCTGATTTACCAGGCGTAGCGTTACCATCGTCTGAAACAGAGGCTTGATTAAGCAACATAATTGCTTCAACGTCACGGCGCAACTCTTGTTGGCGTCTTGACAATTGGTAAGACAACTCTTTCGCGCGGCCAATAGTGTTAGAAGCATCGGCACGAAATGACACCTTAACAACTTTATCAGAAATTTGGTGATGATTACCAACTCTTTGTCCAGTTGCAGTGTTATTTGTACCAGCGTCAGCACCATCAACACGGGCATTTGTAATATCAGGAACTGCCAACTCGTCAGTAGTCCACTCTTTGTATGGGTGGCTAGAGCTATCAGTCCCAATCATATCAGTAAAAGGCAATGGAATTTTACTAATATCCCAAATCTTATTCATTACATCTTCACGAATAAGACCACCACGCGCAACCGCTTTTAAGTCTGCGGCATCTAAATTGGCTGTACTCATGTTTTTACTCCAGTATCAATAAGTAATTGTGCAATAGCGTCAGTTTCAGCAGCACGTTTTTGAGTTCCAGTTGATGTCGCTGCACGCTTAATTAGTTTGTCCAAATGCGAAACATTGTTACGTTTTGCACTTGTTTGTTTTTGGAAATTAGGTTTTTGTTGAACAATTTTTTGTTCTGCTTCCTTCATTCCACGTCTGAATTTCATAGCGTCTTTAAGGACTTCTACCATGCGGTGATCGTTAATTGACGCAAATTCTTGAGGCGTAAAGCCATAGGCTTCTCCTGCAAAAGAATTTATATCTTCGAGCGCACTTTTTAGAACCTTTTGATCTCGCCATTCAGGATTTTTTTCTAAAGTCAATTCGATTTGCCTTTGATGCAACTGTTTTTGACTTTCTTGAAACTCATTTTGAAGTTTCGCAACTTCATCATTTTTAGTAGATGCAACAATTTCCAGAATCCTATCAAACTCTGCATTTTGCATTTGAAAATCTTGTACTAGTGCAGCATACTCAGCAGGATTTTGTTGCCTAATCAACGTCCAGTTTACATCTTCATATTGCTTTAGAAACTGACTTTTAACATAAGCTGTAGTTTTTTCCAAAGAATCGATTTTATCTGCATATTGCCGAGTTGTATCGTTTACAAAATCTTTAAATTTTTTGGTTTCTTCCGACAATACTTGACTTTTTTGTGTGTTATGCTTATTGTACTGATAACCAGAAACAAGCTCTTTAAGAGCCACTTCTTCTTCTTGGCCATCTACTTTAACCTTTACCGCCTTCAAATTGCCTTCGTCGTCAAGAACAATAGCGGAATCATCTAATCCAAGAGCCTTGCCCCATGTAACATCTTCTTCTTTTTCTTCTTCTTTTTCTTCGATGACTTTATCTTCTTTTTCATCAACAACTGCATCATCCAAGCCTTCTACATCAACAAATAACTCAGCAATATCATCTAATGACTTTGCAGATTCCAAAGTATTTTGTGTAGAACCTTCTTGCCCAGGTTCTAAATTTTGTAGCTTATTTTTAAAACGGAACATAAAATCACCTTTAATCAAATTTATCAATCATTTTTTGAGCAACTTTACCATCATTGATGTGAGACTCTATCATATCTCTCAAATCAAGTAAAGCATCAAAACGCCTTTTTATAGGATAAAGTAGCATAAAATCTTCATCAAAATCAACCTTAGTATTAATAAAAGCATTTAGCAAATCGTTCTTATATTGCTCAATGATGTCCAAAAGATATGAGTGCGCCACTTCTGCTTTCTTAGCAAGTGTCATCGCCTTAATGCAGTCATTTTTAGATGAAAGTGCCATTATTCGTCTTCCTCTGGATATTCAACAACTTCCCAATCATCAGCAACTACATCTTCAATCAAAATCCATGAGCCTGAGTCCCATGACCTTCTACGAAGCATTCCACCATCGTCGTAAAGTTGCTCAATACCTTGTTCTAAGTCCACAATATTTCACCCTAAAGTAGCAATAAAAGTTCTTCGTCTTCTCTGTAAAGCCTATTTAAATACTCAACTGCAACTAAATAAGCATTTAATCGAGTTTCCTCTAATACTCGTTCTCTTTCTGCCTCGACTTGATTCGCATTAAATCTATCCAGAACATCAGAGACCACGGAATCAGCAAGAACATCAACCCCAAAATCCTTAACATTTGCTTCACGCAATACCTCTTTTGCTTCGTTAAATAAAAGATTATATACTTGCTGATCTATTTCCTCAGGTCTTAATTTTAAGACTTCTTGCTGTTTCTTGCCTTTTATGTAAGTAACGTGCTTCTTGCCGCTTATTCCTTTGTCTTTATCAACAACAGGAGCTTCGTCTGTAACTATAGCATCTAAAACACCGCTTATGCCATCAAGTGCGCCGCCTAGTGATATAGCAAGCGGGTCAAGCGCAGAAGTATTGATGACCCCACTTACATCACCTACGCTACCAGATATAAATATATCTGTAGCAGTAAACGAATTGATGCTTCCTGTTAAGCTGCCTACATCTCCACCAAGCAATAAGCTAGTAACAACTGTAGCTTGTAATTGTCCAGAAACATCGTCAAACGCACCCTGCAATACTACATCAAGCGTAGGAGTTCCTGCATTTATAATACCACTTATACTACCAACATCGCCAGTTAGAGAAATGTCTGTAGTAGTAAAAGCAGAAATGCTACCAGAAATGTCGTCTAAAGCACCTTGCAATATAACATCAGGTGATTGTAAACTAGCATTTATAGAACCACTTATTTCGCCAATGTCTCCCTGTACAAAGACATTAACAGAAACATTAGCAATTAATGAGCCAGATATTTCGCCTATACCACCTTGTAGGATTATATCTTCGCTCACATTGGCAACAAGCGAACCGCTTAACTCTCCAACAACTCCTTGCAATATAGAATTTGTTGCAGTATTTGCAACAATGACGCCATCTATTCCACCTATATCACCTTGTAAACTTACACTATTACCAGAAACATTGGCAACTAACTCTCCATATATTTCACCTATGTCGCCTTGCAAACTTGCACTACTAGAAGCAGTGCCAATTACTGTTATTAAGTCTTTGTCGAATAACCCTGCCGCAGACAAAAGAGCAGAAAACGCCCCGAAGCCAGTAAAGTCGCTGGTATTTGTACGCCTAGTTTTGCGCTTTTTTGTTGGTAATTTCTTACTTGTATCTATGGCAACAACAAAATCACCACCAGACCAGTCATCAAATGATATTGCAGGCTGAGATGCATAAAACCCAGCTGACCCAGATGTCAGGTCTGTGTCTGTCCGAGTAGCTTGCAGGACACCATTTTTATACGCCCTTAAAGTAGTGCCTTCAACCTCCAGTCTTACTACGTCACCAATCGTGTTGGTCCCGAACACCCCTCCCAACTCTGTATACGAACCATCAACAAATTTGAATATGAAAAATATAGAATTAAGAGTACATAGTATATAGCCAGATTTGTTAGATGAAGATATACGCACTGCTGGCCCAGCATTAACAGATCCGCCAGTTGATGTTATTGTGTATTCTGACCATTGGTCATTAGGCCATGAAATCGCATTGTAATAAGTAACACAGTCTGCGGCGACAGCTGGCCCTATAATTTGATTTGCATCCAGGCGTAGATTACCAGTACTGGGAGCTGGTGACCAATTTCCAGCTAAGGGCGACTCGTTCGCCCTGTTAAAATTATCGGTTGCTAAGATCGCCATGTGCTAGTAATCGCTAGAACACGAATAAGAAGATAATTCAAACGCAGTAGTAGTCACTGTAATATTTGCAGTACCATTGGACATAGCCAACTCTTGCCCTAAAAATGCGGTCGTTAATGGGATTGTTGTACTAGTAGTGGTGTCAACCAAGATTGTCCCAGTGTTAAGTTCTTGTAATGCGTAGCCTATCACGCCACCATTTGTGGCAGACCATATCCAGCAATCAAAGGCTTGACCTGCTGCCAATGCTGTAGCGAGTGTAATAGCCGCCTTTGTGGCTGTTGTGCCATCACGAGTAACAAAGTTAAGCACCGTTGCCGCTTCTGTGGTGTCATGCCAAAATCCACACCCGTTACCAGTAAGCGTGTCTGATATTACCCAGCCAGCATTTGAATCGTTAAGACCAACAAATAGCCGCACAGTAGCTGCGGGCCACAATCCAATCGAAAACCGTGCATGGAATTTAAAGCCACCTAGCCCTGCTGCGTTTCCTCTCCAATACCGCTTTTCAGCCGTTGCCGTCCTAAGTCCTAAGACTTGGTTAGTCGTTGTAACAACATTCGCCCATCTTGTGCGCTTTTGTTGATTGACAATGGCAGGTGATGTGCTGGATGGAGTTGGATGTGATACCGTTCCACCCGAAGTCCACGCCATACCATAGTTAAGGCCGACAGTAGTACCATTGTTTGGCAAGTACATGGAAAAGCCGTTTTCGCTTATATTGCTTTGCACCCGCTCATCTTGGCCTGATGGGGTAATCCACTTTAGCTGCATCATACCCGCACGTTTACGAGCAAATATTTTAATCGTGTCGGTATCTGATGACGTTTGAGCTGCCGCAGCAACCGCTGGCAGTTGTTGGATATTGGCTAAAGTCTGAGGCTTCTCTAACCCGTCTGCGCCGTAAACAGTATATAAGCCAGTTTCGTCATATTCGACACGTTCGCCAGCCAGCAATGTACCTTTCCACTTAACAACTGCATCTGTACCATTGAACTGCTCGACAGTACATAGATTTGATGTAGTAGCGTGATTGTTGGTTATCGTCAATTGCTTTACATTGCGCGTTGTAGATGCTGCGGGAGCAGCGACGATAGTCGTAGTCGTAGCCGTCGATATGTTGGTAAGCGTGTCACCAGATGCGGTGAAGTTGCTTGAACTTCCAGCAGGTACTGGCGCATCTATGTAGCTATGGCTAACTTCAATGTCACCAGCCGAGCCAGTGACAAGCCTAAGGATAGTCGACGTAGTGGATAGATTAAGCATTACGCATTGCCTTCTGTCCAAGAACCGCTTGTGACGTTAACAGTTTGACCTGTTGTTATCGCCGCTGGTGTTACTCGTACATCATGAGAAAAAGTTCCGTTTCCAGATACTGCACCAGTGTTCTCAATGCTAAGGTGGACAGTCGTGCCTTGAATATCCACGACTCTTGCATTAGCGGCAATGCCTGTGCCAGAAACAGACATGCCGATGAGTATGCCAGAGGCAGAGCCCACCGTAATGGTATCCTGTGACGCTGAACCCGTTGCCGTTGTGACGACATCAGCACCAGCACTCATATCGTCTACAATAGTCGTGCCATCTGATTTTAACAACCTAGCCCAAGTAGCAGTACCAGTATTGTTAGCTGAAGTATCAGAACCAATAGCGTTGAATGTTAACACACCAGCGGCAACAGTTCCAAGAGTAGCTGCACAAGTATGTTCTGATAGAATATTAGTTGCAGCGCCACCCGTAGCAGGGCGAGTGCCATCCAATATTCGTAATATTGCACTTGCACCCGCTTCGGTTACAATTGCGTTTAATCGTGCATTTCTCAATGCTGTTGACATGCCATGAGCCATTTTTATTCCTCTATTACATGAGTTATTAAACCATTTTCGTCACGTATTGGTCTTTTAATACGTGGCCTACTTATTGCTTCTTGCATATCTTGAACAGTTTTTGCAAGAAAGCCTATTTGTTCAGTAATGATGTCATTACCTTGTAACTGCATATCAGTTAATAATTTAATTGGTTGCTCTAGTTGCTTAATAGAGACTGCACCAAAGTTATCAACGTAGCGCACATATTCTGTCACAACCAATTGTTCGTAATTAATCATGCTGCTTCACCAGTTTTATCTTCCTTAGAATTAGCGTTAATTAATGCAATGTCCTTTTGTGCATTGATTGTAGTAAGTGTCTTGAACACATCAACATCCATAGCTTTATGCCTAAGTTCCATATCAGCACTCTTATTAGCATCATCAGCCAATATCTTCATTTGCTCATACTGCTGCTCGATAATAGCCAGTTTAGCTTCGTACTGATGCTTCATCAAATCAAGTTTTTGCTTATTAGCTTCTGCTTCTGCTTTGTACCTAACACTTTGCTGCATAGCTTCCGCTTTGCCTAGCTCAGCTTGAGCCAAAGATGCTTGCATTTGCATTTGAGCAACTTGTATTTGTTGTTGCTCCTGCTGAGCTGCTTGCTGTGATTGTTGCTGTATTTGTTTTTGTTGCTGTGCCACATCAGATTGCGGGTCTAGCACATACTTGTAAGCAGAGTGTAAGCCAGAGAGCTTGCAAAACTCATTAATAGTGTTGTAAATTCGTACATCATCTAACAAATAAGTGAAAGGCGAGCTTGCAAGTGTGCCTTGTATTGATTGCAATTGACTAATAGCCCCGAGTTTTTCTTGCTTATTACCAGCTCCTAAGCCTACTTTTACAGTAGTTTTGCATCTAGCTATCCACTCAGAAGGATTGACTTGAACCCATCTGCCTTTGAACTTGTAATCTTCAATAGTGTCAATATGATTGTGAGCTAAATCCCTTATTTTTAAGTAAATTGGCTTAAGGCCTGTTTCAGCCAAGACGCGAATAATAAGGCCTGAAAGGGCTTCTTTAGCAGTCATTAATTGTGCAACACCTTGAGACCCTACCCTATCCCCAATGTTCTGCGGAGCAGACGGGCCATCAGCAGACACACCTGTGCGACCCGCTTTCATTTCAGCCAAGTACCGCATCAACAGTATGGGTGAATCTGTAAAGGCTTGGACAGGAATAGGATTGATAGCACCAGCTTGCTTAACACGCTTAATTCCACCAGGAGTAGAATAGAGTACTTCGTCCATATCGACAACAAGGGCTTCCACAACTTCTTTTTCTTGATTATTTTGAAGATAAAAGTTGTCTAAAGTTGAGCGCAATACTGCTGTTGACTGATCTTGTATTTCCTTTATCCTGTCATAAATAGATAGGCCACGAAACTTATGCGACATCAAAATACCAGTACAACCAACCCAAGGAGAGCCATCAGGAAGCGGCTCAACAGAAATAAGGTGTGTTGGTGTGCCTTCGCCTACTGTAGTAACTTTAACGTATTCAGCTAACCCATCGTTGTTATAATCCATGTATAAATACGATTCTTGCAAGTCATATTCCTGCATCGTTATATCGACAGAACTGCGAGAACTTAAAATGGACTCATTTTGAGCTTCTTGCCTAAATGAATTTCTATAACTATTTGCTAGTGGTAAAACTTTAATTACCTTTTCGTCGATACCAAGATTAACAAGGTCTGTATACGTTTTGACCATTTCGTGGCAAACGAATCTAGCACTTGTCAAATTGATTGAATTATGGTCAGAGTTGACTTTTATGTTTTCTAATGGTACAGACTCAACGTTTATCTTGCCATATATGCAAGTTTTTTTGAATTGAATGTCGTAAAAAGTTCCAAATTCTGTGGCTTCTTCTTGCAAAGAAAGGATTTCGATGTCTTTCTTTGATGTCACTAAAAGATGTAATTGTTCCTGAGTTAGACCAGAATAGAATATAGTTTCAACTTTTTCTTCTTTTGTGTAGTAAACTTTACTTATGCCATTGTTTTGCAGAAGTGCGTCTTTTGCCATTTGATGAAGAATAATAAATCCATCGTTTTTCTTCATCAAAACATCGTATACATATTCTGTTTCCAACTCCGCTTGTTCTTCATCTTGTGGGTTAACAGGATCAAACGAAACGCAGTCAGACGAGCCAAGAAAAGCCTCCATGACAGAAGGCATAATCCACTCTATGCAATCTGCTACATCTGTGGAGGTCACTTGAGAGCGACCTTCGACTTCTGTTCCATCAGGTCTTCCAAGGTAATAGTTAAGCGGAGTCTCTATATCAATGGACGTTCCGCTTGAAAAATTATTTGGAGAAAACGACAGCGTTTGTTCCAACTCATTGTTGATTACAGAAAGAACAAAGGCATCATCTATTTTTTGTTTCATTGTTATCTTAATCTAATAAAGAGTGTATCATTTCTTGTAATATCCCAACCATTCTGTATCTATCATTTATATAAGACGTAGATATTTCCCATTGTAAATCTTTGTTTTTGCCAACAATTAGAACTTCTGTCATTCCACTGTTGATTGCTTCTTGTAATAATTTTTCTGAATTATCAGCAGTATGTGGTTTCAGTGCTACTATAGGTTTCATTATAAACTACCTTATTCCTCTTAACGTACGTGAATAATCCAATTTTTTATGCTTAGATCCACCTATTGTATTAGATGAACCAATAGCTCCTAAAACTAAATATTGTGCCGCTTCTGATACGTGGGAATATTGATTTTTATCTGGAACTTCTTTAAACCTATCTTCGTTTGCGACAACTAATCTTTTATATTTGTATCCTCCACCCATTCCTTTGCGAAGCATAGGTGCGCCAGAGGAGATCATAAAAGATGGTTTACCAGTAAAATCAAGTGTAGTTAACATATTGGCAACTGACTCTCTACGAATCGAAAAATCATTCGTGAAAGTTGGCCAGACATTAAGGCCATTATTTGCAAGAATAAGGAAAGGGGTCATCTCATCTGTCTGAGCGCGTTGTTCTCCAGCAGGATCTCCATAAATTTCTATGTGAGAGAATATAGAATATTTGTGCGAACTGAGTTTTTCATGAAGGAGTTTACCAAAAGATGTTGCTCCCATGTTAAATGTGACAAGCTCATCTACAATAAGAATCTGGCCAGAAGGCTGTTTAACACCAATTACCGCTGCTGGTGTGAGGCCAAAGTCTATACCAACATAGAGTGTCCATTTTGCCGATAAATTGACTGGCTCATCTGTATAGTGCAGATCGTCATTGTACTCAGGATAGACAGGTGATCCATCTGATACAAAGCCATAAGTGCCATGAACATAGACATCAATCCATTGTTTTGTTTTACCACGCATCATATCAGTATAATACGTATCTTCTAAATTATTAAGATTTTCAGCGTTAGGTGCAATACCAGAAGGCTGTTTGAATAGTTTGTATCCTTCTGGTTTTTCTTCTTCAAAAACTTTATAAAACCAATGGTCAGAATCAGGTGGATTTGTATCCATTATTACTCCTCGCCATGTAGCACCATAGATTTTCTTTCCATCCTTTTTAACAGTCTTAGGGAATCTAAGACGCCCAGAAACTGCATCTGCAATAACACGAGGAATTTCGCGAACTTCATTAAGAAACGCGCCAGTTATCTCTAAGGACAAAAGTTTTTTGACATCATCTGGTTTATCCAAAGCTCTAAAAATAAACTCCGCTTCTAAGTGTGTGCCATCTGAGAGCTTTTGGCGCATTATGAACTTCATATTTCCCGCTTGATACTCTCCAGATGATTTAGGAACCCATTCAAAGAAGGTTTCCATAGTGGTATCTAGGAGTTGCCTATAGGTGTTTCTTATAATTGCCCAGCGTGTTCGCCTAACGCCATTTTCATCTGGCTCTTGCTGATGAGCGCGAATAAGAATCTCAACTACACAAGCGACACTTTTACCTGAACCAAATGGACCCATAATAGCGCGAACCATATTGTCATCATTATGAAATAATGCGCCTGTTGGGTTAGCTATATAATTAATCTCTTTGGCCATTTAGTTATATTTATCGTAAATGTTTCTTACTGTGTTCTCTTGTGCCGCTGTCAGTGGATGGTTTTGATCTGAAACAGATTGAATAAAATCTTCTTCCCATTGAGTAAGATTGAAAAATTGGCAATCTTCAATCATTTTGTCAATTTTGTCATCTGTTTTTATGTTTAATTTGGCCATTTAGAAACTTGAATCATTTGGTAAAGTTACTGTGAATTTGAAGTTATTATCAGCCCCATCAGACTCCTCACTTTTCTTCCAAGTTTCAGAGCCAAAATGCTTTAAGTAACAGATACTGGACTCTTTACCCTTTTGACCACCCATTGATTGGAACAATGATTGAACCGCTTTCCGCTTTGCTTCTGTGCGTCCTTTGTTGTATGCCCTGAAAAAGTAAAAATAATCTTGCTTTTCCGCTTCCACTTCTTGCATGGTTAAGCCATAGTAAGATAGTATTTCCTCAGGTTCTAGACCAGCTGCCATACACTCGACTTCATTTAAGGTCATAATGTCGAAATATTGCATTTTTTCTATGTCAATATCCCTGTAAATACCTTTTCTTGCGATAGCCATTTTCTTTTGTTCTGTAATTGTTCTAGTTAGGGGTAGATTAACAGGTATTTTGGATTATGTCAAGTTTATGTAAGTGATTGAAATGTAAGTGGAAAATTTTTTTTGAAATTTTTTTTGAGATTTGCGTGAGGCAAATAGTGTAGAGCCTAACTTTCAAAAACTCCCCCATCCTGCCTCCACTGGTTTTTCCGCTGCATGACTTCGGCACATCGCGCAAAATACAGCATAGAATCATTAGACTTTATCTAATTACTTCTAAACCTTTGCACTAAAACTATTGACAAACTGCAAAACTTGTATACAATATTGATGAAGCTAAACGATTAGCTTAAAACATTAACATCAACTTAAACACAGGAACACATCATGACTACTAACTCAAACGACACTACTAAAGAACAGGCACTGAACTCTATATATAAAAAGTACCTAACAATTATTGAAGGGATGCAACGTGATGAGGCTGTTCAATTCACGCGGGACAACCCTTGTCAATATACTGCGGATCAATTGAATCAGGCGATCACAAAGAAACACAAGCTAAACTTTACATTTGCCGAAAAACCTAAGGACAACGCACCTAAAACATTGCAAGACTATTTGAACGAACAACAAATAGCGGAAGCACGCCGCTTAGTTGAAGCGGGCATTCGGGGAAATACGCTTAAAATGTATTGCAGGGATTTGTTCAAGATACGCGACAAGGCAATATTACAGGCTATCGTTACATTGCTTGACGTAAAAGTTACGCGCACGGGGTCACGCGGCGATTCATTAGACGACAAGTTCAATGCGTTCTGTGCCGAGAAGGTGCGGACAACTGATGAGATGAAGGCATTCATCAATGAAATAGGAAGCAAAAACTTTGTGCGGTTCACGCCTCACTTGATAGCTAGGGGTGAAATGTTTAACAAAGTGCATGCAATGCACAAATAACCTTTATGGCAGGCTTATATTTTAATGGGTAAAATCATGACTATTGAAAAACTAATTCAGCAACTCGAGCGCGAATTGAAAACACTGCAAGACTTACGCATCATTAGGTTAGTGCAAATGCAAATTGACAACTTACGCGCTATTCAATGACCCTAACAACTAAGCCCGATTTATTTCGGGCTTTTCTTTGCCTGTAACAATAGCGAATCGCTATCAAAATACGGCATTCTGAGCCTGTTTTGCCGCTAGGAGGTAGGGTAGTAGCGGCCTATGCGTTTTCGCGCCTTGCGACCCCTAGATTTTAGATTAACGAGCGTCCCTGATCTGTATTAGGGACAACAAACCCCGCTTCCCTTATCACGACATAAATCGCGCCGTTTTTGACTACCTGACCCCGATACGCTGCGATCTGTTGCACTTGTGCGTCATTGCCTATTGTTCGTGACTCTTGCAGTGTATCTAAGATAGGCTTTAGCCTGTTGTCTATGTCATATGACCTATTGTTCGGTGGATATAACACTATTGATAAATGGATGTCATATAGTATCGTTTCGATATTTGGTAACTGTCCTTGTATCAATTCAACACCGCTTTGTTTTGCGTGCCTTCCTGCTTTTGACAGGAAAACTCCATTACGTGTCTTTATGTAATAGTTATTGATGCTAGGCATCCAATTTAGGTATAAATTAATCATATTTAGTCCA